ATCGGCAAAGTGTACGCCGAGGACGACCGCACAGTCGTAAAAATTTGGGAGGTATAAAAAAGCGGCTCAAGCCGTAAAGCAGGAGTCGTAAATATGTAAACTATATTTTTTGCATTGATTATTATTATTTTATCTGCGAGGACGCACTCAAGCTTCAGTTAATTCACTAAAGCATGAGGCCCATTGCATCACAATGGAGGGCAGCTACGTGGATTTAGAAAATGATGATCACTATGATTCTAAATTTTAGCATAGCGGTTCACCTCCTCGCACGAGGATAGAAAAGTATATGTTCTAATTATTAAAAATATACAAGGAGTGAAAATGATGAATGAAACAGTAAAAGCCGCTCTAAAGCAACTACTTTCCGCGCTTGAAGCCGCCGCCGATGCCGAGGAAAGCAGCGTGGCCAAACTGAATGCCTATTTTGTAATGGAGCAGGAAGTCCAAAATGCCGCAAGTCATTGTGTTCAATCGCTGTATTGGGCTGAGAAAAAGGAGGGTATCCATGAAAAAGCATTATAAATTGACTCCTGAGGAACGTACAAAGCATGAACAGGCGGTTAAAATCCGCCGAATGACTGATGAGCAGCTTGTGCAATACATAAATGATCTGCAACACGATGCAGAAAATGCCGGTAAACTGCAAGGTGTTGAGGGGTTTTTTGAAAGTCTTACCCGTAAACCCATAAGTGGAATTGGGCCGGCAACGGTGGCAAAGCTCCGGGAGTTCGCAATTTATGCAAATTTTATTGTGCCGCTTTAAGAAAGAGGGCTATTATTATGGGAAAGATTAAACACCCGTCACAGATGCAAGGACTCACCTACGCGCAGCGCATGCAGATACAGCAGTTTCAGACGATTGCCCAGCAGCGTGACGATGCTGCAATGATTGCGCTCATGCTCTCCTGCGTGGCTCTTAATGATACCGAGCATTTAGGTCCTAAAAGAATCCGAGACTTTGCTGATCGGTTGAATGAGCTGGTAAAAGAGTTTTACAGCGATCGGGAAACCGGCACTATTCAGCTTTACCGCAGGCTGCAGCAAATGGGTTTCCAGGACAAGATTGAGGATTTGGAGAGGATCTCCGGAATTGTTGCCACAGCTCCGCAGAAATGATATTTACGAATACTTTAGATTGGGGTGGTATATTTGACAGCCGAAGAAGTGAAAGAACTGCTTAAAATTTATAATGATATACCACAGATGATTGCGGAGGAATTCGCTACTATCCGCAACTGTGAAAACGAAAAGAATAAGATTACACTGCCGTCCGTCAACCTCTCTGGGCTGCCGGGCGGCAAAGGCGTTCCTGGAGATAGAACGGCAAACACGGCTTTGACTGATCAAACGCGCTATTATGAGGAGGAAATCGATAGCTGTTACTGCCGCATTGCGGAACTGCGGGAACAAAAAAACTGGCTGAGTGTAGCACTCAACCAGCTTAACCAAACCGACCGTTACATATTGGAGCTTGCGTATATGGGTGATCCGAAGAAACAGCGCCGTACATATCGTCGGCCACCATGGAAAGAGATCGCCAGCAAAGTGGATTATAGCCAAAGCCAGACCAGGGCGCGAGCGACGGCAGCGTTGTTTATGTTGGCAGATTTGTCTGCTCAGCAGGTGTTATATGGAATGATACGATAAAAATTAGATTTTATTTGTGGTTTTGTTGTAATTTTAAATTTACTATGATAAACTTCACTTATGATAATCATATTTTTTATTGTAGGTAAATAAAATGAAACGTTATATTTGTTTTGATGAATGGAACAAAACTGAAGCTTTCTCGGAACCAAGCGGTAGAAGTGAAAAACTTTGGCTTATGTACCCTTTCACAGCTAAAATTGGATTATTTAAATATCCTAAGGTGGATCAATTTGGTAATTTAAACACCTTTGAGCATATATCAGAAGATCTATCATCAGAGCTAGCGAGAGTGTTAGAAGTTCCATGCTGCAATGTTGATATAGGAACTTATAAAGATCGTATTGGTTCAATGAGTTATCTTATTAATGATACGAAGACAGAGATTCTCATTGAAGGTGTAAATTGTATTACATATAGTTATCATAGCTATGACCCGAATCTTTTGATAGACCCTGATTCTCAAACACGATATTCTATAGAAATGATAGAAAAAAGTCTTAGAGTGTTAGGTTTATGGGAAGCTTTCCTTAAGATACCAATATTTGATTATTATATTGGTAATACTGATAGACATCAGAGTAATTGGGCAATTATTTTTAATCATAAAAGGGTGCAGGCACAACTTTCTCCCTTATATGACAATGGATCCTCGTTATGTGCATTAATTAAGGATCAAGATATAGGAAATATTTTTAGAGATGAAAATCGATTACAAGCGCTTATTCATACTAAGTCTCGATCTCGAATAGGATTAAAAAATATTGCCCATCCTACTCATGATCAAATGATAGAATTCTTAAGAGCTTTTTATTATGAAGAAACAAAAGATTATGTACAGAAATATTTAGCTCTAACGGATGAAAGGCTTGATTCGATAATATCTTTATATGATAATGTTATTTCATCTCAAAGGAAAAAACTATTATATTTTTATTTATCTGAGAAGAGAAGGCACCTTCTGGAAATTTATAATTAGAAAGGCGGATTTAATTTGGAGAATATCGTATGGGTATATTGGAAAGATCCAGATTCACGCCAACGGTTTAGAATTGGACAAATTGAAAAGAATGAAATGTATACTTTTCGGTATGAAACCGATTTGCGAGATATGGTTACAAAAGGGTTTAAACCATTTTTCCCATTCATAAATGTGGAAGAAATTTATAAAAGCCAAGAATTATTTTCAGTATTTGCAAGTCGTTTACCTGATCCTAAAAGGAAAGATATTGGTTTAATTCTAAAAAAATACGGCCTTAATGAATATGATTCATTTGAGCTTTTAAAAAAAAGCGGTGGAAGATCACCAATTGATACATTAGAATTTATTGAACCTATTGATTTGTCCGAACATTTTATTAGAAGAGAAGTTTACGTTGCAGGTGTTTCTCATGGTGACTTATGTGATGGGAGAAAATGTAATCATATTTGCGATTTGACAGAATTAGACTATTTGGATTTAGCCCCAGAACCCACAAATCATTTCGATGAATATGCAGTTGAGATTTGCAAAGATAAAGTTAAAATAGGATATGTTCCAGTTTATTATAGTCAAGCTATCTTTACAGCTTTACTTAATGATAGGGATGTCAGTTGTCGTATCCTTGAATTAAACATTTCAGTAAACCCAGCGCTAGAAGAATCTTTGAACTGTCAGGAATGTATTAAAGTTGAAATTATTATTAAATAGTTATTTTGAATAACTTTTTGAAAAAGAATCGGCGTTTTTCGGCGGAAATCGGCGTTCACCGGCGGAATAATTGTGGTATTATATAATTACGGAGTTTCGCAGATAGATAAGAGGCGTTCAGCTGATGCTGGACGCTTTTTTCTATGCCTTAGTTCGTGTGGGTTCCGACGGAAAGGAACAGCATGGATTATATCAACCAAATTTTCAATATGGATTGTATCGCCGGCATGAGCATGTACCCGGACAAAAGCATAGACATGATCCTGTGTGATTTGCCTTATGGTATCACCGGCTGCCGTTGGGACAGCATTATTCCTTTTGATTTACTTTGGCAGCAGTACTGTCGCATCATCAAGGATAACGGTGCGATCGTTCTCACTGCTAGTCAGCCGTTCACAACCAAGCTGATCAGTAGCAACCCTAAAATGTTCAAATACTGTTGGTACTGGAACAAGAATCAGCCGACCGGATTTGCCAATTCGAAGAAACAGCCATTACGCTGCGTCGAAGAGATCTGTGTATTTTACAAACATCAGCCAACATACAATCCGCAAGGTATCATTGTCCTGGACAAGCCAATCAAACGCCGCGGTAAAAGCGTTCCGGAACATGGCGATTCAGTTTACCATATGGATGGCAGCCTTTCGCATGATACAGAAACCTGCATCACACATTATCCGCGTCAATTACTGGAAGTGAAATGTGAGCGTGGTCTGCACCCCACACAGAAGCCGGTTGCTTTGTTTGAATATCTCACTAAGACCTACACGAATCCTGGTGAGCTGGTGTTGGATAACTGCCTGGGCTGTGGGACAACTGCGGTGGCATGTATCAATTCCGACCGAAACTATACTGGGTTTGAATGGAATAAACAATATTATGACACTGCTATTAGCCGAATTTTCAATAATAAAAAATAAACTTATTTCTTTTGTTGACTTTTGTAATATTTGGAATTATTATAAAAGAAAAAGGAGAATTGTCATGGATATTGTGCAAGTAAAATTACTTAATGATGAAAGAGCAAAAGCTTTAGAACAATTAAAGCTTCTGCATAATCGAGATAAAGAGTTTGATAAGGCCTGGAATAAAAAATTGAAAGATGCGACGGATAAATTTGTTGATGAATTTATAACATTTTTTCAGGGAAATGGATGGAAAGTTAAAGAAACTTCATATGGAAACCGGACAATTACAGTAACATATGGAATGGACTCTTATGTTTTAAATAGCATCAATGATCATGGAATAACAATGAGTATCGAGACTGGAAAAAACTATAAAGACATGCACTTTTTCAAAATTGGACAGAAAAAAGATGATCCTAACTATATAAAAAGAGATTCCTTTGAAGTTAATTATAAGACGCTGACAAATGATTATAGTGGTGAACCACATTATGAAGAATTTCTTAAAAAGTTTACGACAGTTGCAGATCTCAAGCAAGTTGAAGAAGAAGCACAAAAGTTTATGTTGCAAGTCGACAATTTCTTTGAATTGATTGAAAATATCGAATTTCACATTGTACCAACGGATAAAGAATCTTTTTATGACAGCGCAGAGGATTACATAAATAGTTTATAGTAGTTAATATACAATCTATTATTTAGTGGTTTTCTAATGGACGCCCATCGCGGCGTCCATTTTTATATAATTTTACAGGAGGTGACAACTATGACCAACAAGCAGAAACGCTTCTGCGAGGAGTATCTTATTGACCTGAACGCCACGCAGGCGGCCATTCGCGCTGGGTACAGCCCGGATAGCGCCCGGCAAAGTGGCAGTGATAATATGAATAATCCGTATATTCGCGCGCGTATAGACGCAGCCTTGGCGGAGCGCTCTAAGCGCACCGGTGTGAATGCTGATCGTGTTGTCCGTGAGCTGGCACGTGTAGCCTTCGTGAATGCGAACAATGTTATCAATATGGATTCGGCTACAATAAAGGACGATGCCTGCGAAGATGATACTGCCGCGGTTGCTTCCGTAAAAGTCAAGACCATCCCCACGGCCGACGGTGAAGGTGTGGAGCGTGAAATAAAGCTGGCTGATAAATTGAAAGCCCTTGAGCTGCTCGGCCGTCATCTTGGTATGTTCACCGATAAGGTAGAACACTCCGGATCTGTCGATACTGGCAGCCGCGAACTTGCTTCCATCCTTCAGCAGCTGCAGGGGGATGACGATACAGGACAGGAGCAGGATTCCAGTGATTCTGGATGAAACTATCACCGAAATTCCTTTCCTTCATGAAGTGTAATGCTAAGGTTGAGGTTCTGGAGGGGACAACATACGCCGGCAAGACAACGGTGGGTGTTGTCAAATTCCTTTTTAAGGTGGCCGAATCCTGCCAGCGCGCGCATATCATGGCCGGCAACGATCTTGGCACATTGGAAAAAAACGTTATAACAAAAGATTGCGGGTTGCTGGATATATTCGGCAGCCTGCTTATTTACTACCCTAGCGGCGGCCGTGGTATCACCATGCCGCATATGCGGTACAGCACACCGACCGGTGACAAGATCATCTATGTGCTAGGTTACGACAATAAAGCGCGATGGAAGAAGGCTCTGGGCGGTCAGTACGGCTGTGTGTACATTGATGAAGCCAACATTGCAGATATGGATTTCGTGCGCGAGGTTTCCATTCGTTATGATTACATGATGATGACGCTGAATCCGGATGATCCTAAACTGGCCATTTATAAGGAATACATTAACCGATGCCGGCCGCTTCCAGAGTGGGCAGATAGTACGCCAAAGGAACTGATCAAGCAATTAGACAGTCCTCCTATGCGTGGTTGGGTTCACTGGTATTTTACGTTCGATGATAACCCAACGTTGACACCGGAAAAAAGGGAGCAGCTGCTATCCGGTACTGCCCCAGGGTCAAAGCTCTGGAAGAACAAAATCAAGGGTTTGCGCGGGCGTTCTACCGGGTTGATATTCAACCTGCAGGACAATAACGTCATAAACGCTGCAGATCTGCTGCAGGATGTGAAGGACGGCAAAGTGAAATTTATGCAGGTGTCTGCCGGCGTAGATACTTCCTATTCACAGAAGTCGGCCGATACTTTTGCTTTTACCTTCAGCGGAATCACTACCGACCGGCGTAAAATTACACTGGCGGCTGAGGTATACAGCAATCAGGGACGCGCAACGCCCTTGGCGCCGTCTGATATTCCTCCGTTGCTGATTACCTTCTTGGAAAAACATAGAACACTGTGGGGCCTGTTCGCCCGCACGGTGTACATTGATTCCGCGGATTCGGCGACAATTACAGAATGTCAGAAGTACAAGCGCCAGAACGGCAGCGTTTATGATTTTGTACCGGCATGGAAAAAGACACAGATTATAGACCGTATTAATCTGCAGGCCGGTTGGATGGCACACGGCGACTTCCTTCTGGTGCGCGAATACTGCCAACCAGAAATTGATGAGCTGGACTCCTACAGTTGGGATGAGGAAAAGGACAACGTGCCAGAGGACGGTAATGACCATACCATCAATGCAGACCAGTATTCGTGGCTACCTTATAAAGATAAGATCGGGAGCGTGATAGTAAAATGAGTAAAATCGGTGACAAAATCAAAACAACAATCGTTAACTGGTTACGGATCCAGCCGGCAACGGACCATACCATCACAATATACGAACCATACACCTTCACGGGTAATGTGATGAGAAATCGTATCTGGTACCGCGGAGAGCCGTCGGAGCTGTCGCAGTTTTATAAATCATCCTCTGCCGGTTCAAGGGATACAGTCAATGCCGCCCGCTTCTGGGCTGCTGTGCCGTCAGAAGGCCTGCAGATCCGAAAGATACATACGGGATTGCCGCAGATGTGCATTGATAAGATTGCTGGAATTGTGGCGGATGATATGGAGCCGGTGCAGTTTGGTGCCGATGATCAGCTGACAGACGGCGCAGCTGTTCAAGATAATACAGGCGACCAGTGGGAAGAAATTGCAGAAGAAAACGACTGGAAAAAGCTTATCCGGAAGGCATGCGCCGAAACGGACGTGGCCGGGGATGGTGCTTTCAAGGTCTCCTTGGATCCTGATGTATCCGGATTTCCGATCATTGAGTTCTATAGCGGCGAGCGTGTAGATTATACCCGCAAGCGTGGCCGGATCACCGAAATAAAGTTTTATTCAGATCAACAGCTGAACGGCCGTGATTACCGATTGGAAGAGGTTTATGGTATGGGCTATGTTAAGTACAACCTCTATGATCAGGTAGGCAAGCCGGTCAATATGGATATGTTCCAAGAGTTGGCTGACCTGAAGCCCACAGAATGGGAAGGCGACTTCATGCTGGCGGTACCGCTGATGTTCGCGGAGAGCCCGCGCTTCTCCGGCAGAGGGAAAAGTTTGTATGATGGGAAATGCGATTCCTATGACGCTTTTGACGAAGACGTGAGCCAGTGGACAGATGCCTTTCGCGCCGGCCGTATTACCAAATATATTCCTGAAGACTTGGTACCGCGTGACCCAAACAATGGAAAGCTGCTTCCTCCAAATCCGTTTGATAATCAGTTTATCGCGGTTGGCCCCAATAATAAGGAGGGCGCTGCATCCCAGATTCAGGTGGTGCAGCCGACCATCAATAGCGATTCCTTTCAACAAAAGTATTCTACTGACTTGGATTTATGCCTGCAGGGTGTGCTCTCTCCGTCCACACTCGGCATCGATGTTAAAAAGCTGGACAACGCTGAGAGCCAGCGCGAAAAGGAAAAAACTACGATGTACACCAGATCACAGCGCATTGATGTTCTGGAAAAGGTACTGCCAAAGTTGGTGGACGTTGTCCTGAAGGCAGATGACCTGAATAATAACCGGGCGCCGAAGGACTATGAATGCACAGTTACCTGGGGCGAATATGCAAATCCCTCTTTTGAGGCGGTTGTGGAGACGATCGGAAAGGCTCGGCAGAATAACACCATGTCCATTGAAGCCGGAGTGGAAGAAATGTGGGGCGATACCCGAGATAAGAAGTGGAAGGCGAAGGAAGTAGCCCAGATAAAAAATGAGATGGGTATCCTTCCGGTTCAGGAGCCAAGCGTTGGGGGTGGGTTGAGTGTAGGCGGTGAGGCTTAATGCTTTCATTCAAAGACATTTCTGATCTGTTTGAAGTTATTGAGCTGAAGCTGATCGCTTCCCTAAAGCGCAACTTGGCACGGCACAAGGCTTGGGAAAAGGATGAGGGTTTTCAGTGGCCCGCATGGCAGACAGAAAAGCTCAAAAATATTGAGCATTTCCGCAAGGAAAACAAGGCAATTATGGCCGAATACAGCGATAAGATTGATCTGGAAACACGCGGTTTGATGGCTGACCAGTTTTCCGAAGGTCAGAATCAGGTATCTAAAGAGGAGGAAGCTGCCCGGGCATGGTCAGGACGTTCTCCTGATGCTTGGAAACATCGTAGTAATGATCCCATTCGAGAAAAAATATGGAATCGTCCTAAACCGGAGCCCGCTAAACCAACAGAAGACAATTTCTTTGGTGTGAATGAACCGCGTTTGGAAAAATTGATTGAGGATATTCGCGGGAGCGAACAGGACGCCCAGAGTGCCGCGCTTCGTATGATGGATGATGTTTACCGGCAAACTATATTAAAGGCTGAGACGGCCATGTCTGCCGGCGCAACTACCCTGCCGCAAGCTATTGATATAGCGGTAAAAGATTTTCTGCAGCGCGGTATTAACTGTATTGAATACAGCAACGGTACCCGGGTTAATATTGCTGACTACGCACAGATGGCGCTCCGCACCGCTGCCACACGTTCTTATCTGCAGGGTGAAGCAAAGCGCCGGGCAGAGTTTGGTGTTGATACTGTGCTTGTTAGCCAATATGGTGCGTGTTCTGAAACCTGCCTGCCATGGCAAGGGCGAGTGTACATAGATGATGTTTGGGGCGATTTCAAGGGAGAAACAAAAAACGGACGCGGCCTGAGCTCAAACGGTCGTTGGTACCCACTACTTTCTGTAGCCGTAAAAAAAGGTCTATTTCACCCGAATTGCCGACATACTGTGTCAACCTGGTACGAGGGCATCAGCAAGCTGCCGAATCCAATGGACGCTGCAAAAATCAAGGAAAATTCAGAATTGGAACAGCGGCAACGCTCCATGGAACGCAGAGTCCGAATGCTGAAGCGCATGACCGAGGGGTTACAGCAGCCGGGGCTTGTTAAAG